TTCGGAATCTTCATTTTTAACATCATTATCTTTATTTAATTTTGTTATATCAATTAAAGGTTTGTTAAGTTTTATTTTACGATTCTTAAAATCAATATTTTCCATAGATTTATCATTATCAATATCGTTATTATTTAGAACTTCATTATTTTCATCCATTTTTATATCTCCTTAAAATTAAATTAAAATCATTTTAAAAAATCTATTATTAGTTTGTCTTTACTTCCATACCTCTTATACCCTCAAATTTAATTGGGGTTTTAGAATCTTTTGTACTAACCTCGCCTCCTTTATCATTAACTGTCCACGCATTATATAAAGTAAATATTTTCCCATTTTCTAGTTCAAGTGTAATTGTGGCATCTTTTATTTTTATAATATCATCTAAAGTAACATCTTTTAAAAATATATTACCTTCAATAAATGGGACTTGTGGTTCTGCTGTATATCCTACTACGTAATTAGTCCCTTTTTGTGCAGTTCTAAGTCTTCCAATACCACCATATTTAAATTCACCTTCACAATGTAGACCCCTACCATTGTATTTTAGTGTGACATATCCACCTAATAAATTACCATCTGCCATATTAATATCTCCTTATTTAAATCTAATCTGTACAGCAACTTGTAATAATTGTTTGATTAAAGTTGGCGACATCATGATATCAAGTCGTCTACTATTATTTTTATTTAATTCGACTTTTAAATCTTCAATAAAATCATCCAAATTTTGAACAAGTCCGTTTTTTTCCCATTGCATAAAACAAGCTATAGCTTCGCATTTAGCTAAATTAGGCGTTAAAATTTTTAAACTTGGATCTAAATTGTTTTCATTTTCTGCCAAGTTGTGCCTGTTATATTTAGTCCAAAAATATTGCTTAAAATCACTTCTTAAAAATGATAGCGTTAACATTGTTTCTGCACATTGGTAACTATCATCTGGCATGCCCGCATTATTTCTTTTGTAAGATGTAACAACTCTTTCAAGTGTAGGAGTATTTCCTATTGTAGTAATTGAACCAACACCCTTTAAAATTTGTGAATTTCTTGTGTCAATATCAATTCTATTATTTTGAAATGGCGGTTTAATTCCAACTAATGGGATATTTTGCAACGGACTTGCCGGATTAATGGAGCCACTTAATGCAATTTGTGCGGCTGCGGCTGCATTTATTAAATATGTTGGAGATACACTATTTGCATAGTTTAAAGGGATAATTGCTTCACAATTTAAATTGTCTAAATTTGCTTTAAAAATTTTATCGTTTGAATCTTCTTTATTAATTGTGATTAGCAATAGGCCATCGGTTTGTGAATTTGAACTCCATCTATTTTTCAAAATATCTGCCATTTTGTTATTAAATTCATAACTAAAAAATGGGGTTACGATTAAATTAAATTTATTGTCTTTTATTTCTTCTTTAAATAATGCGTCAATATCTTCCAAATATTCTTTTGTTGCACCTGCAAATTTAGTGATAATTAAATTATCTTTATCTGCATAAGTCATTTTTAAATTAGTTGGTAAAGGTTTATCTTCATACCCATTAAGGTAAATAGCGTAGTCATTATAAATTGATGACTTATGAATTGTTTTTATTAGAATCGCATTTGGCTTTGTTTGATCTAAAATACAAGTAACAGGTATATCAATATTGTTAGAAATTTCTTTTACTACTGCATTACAGATATCTTTTAAATCTTTTGTTGAATTAATTGTAATGTTTAAAATTTCACCAAAAATAATAATTGAAAGAACCCCATCTAGTATTGGTTTTGTAGGGTCTTCAAAATCAAAAACCAACGAAGTTGATGCTTCTTTATCTCCTTCAGCCACGGCAATACAACTTACTTCAATTTTTTTGTCGTTCTTTTTATATTTTAAATATTGTTGAAATAAATTAGATCCAAGGCCAAAAAGATCTTGAGCCTGTTTATCAGAATTAACTTGATATATTTTTGATAAATTAGCTTTTCCCAAGGTATTTTTAAAACCTATCAATAAAGTTTTAAATCCTTGTTGTTTTGTATTTGCAAGCGAGTTATCAAATTCTGCGCTCATACAAGGGACTTGTGAATCTGTAATTGTATTAAAAATCATTTAAAAAAATCCTTATGCTAAAGGAACGTCGTATTTAATTGTCTCGCAATATTTGACACTATAAGTAATAACTGTAATTTCATCATTACTTATAGTTTCAGTATTTCTACTATCGTAACTAGTTTTAATATATCTAATTTCAAAACCTTTAATTTTAATATTTGCAATTTGCTCTTCAATTTGGTTGGCTATAATATCACTTGAATTGTCATTATCTGGATTATTTAAACGATTGTAAATTACAAAATTTACATCTGTATCTCTTATTGATCCTCTTGGGTGTATATCTTCTATCTTTTCTTCACTTGATATATATATTCCTATTGCTGGTAGATCTATATCATCATCAAATGTTAAAAAGTTATGAACATAAATATTTTCTTTACACTCTGTTTTATTTATAATCGAGTCTTTTAATAATTTTTTAATTTCTATTCTCTTGTGAGTCATTTTTTTTAAACTTTCTTTAAATATAATTTATTAAAACCTTCATTTTTATATATTTTTTCATGAATGATATATTTGTTATTTTTATATTCTATGCTGATAATATCTTTTTTATTTATATCTATATTATTTGGAATATTTAATATTAGACTGTAATCAATGACTGTGGAATAATTTCTTTTAGAAAACCTGCTTTCATTAAATTGGACAATACAATCAATTACTTTAGTTGTATTGTCCTTTAAAAATAAGGTTATTTCTTCCTTAAATACTTCAGTCATTTCTTTTGTAGCGTCTAAAATTAAATCATCCCATTTTGATGATTTAGGCAATTAAAGCTCCCGTTGAAATGAATGAAGAAAATAGAAGCCTCGAATAAATGCCACTTCCAGCATCAAGAGTGTAGCCAATTGCTAGTGATCCAGCTTCCTTTTTACATGAAATAACTTTAGTTGTGGGTGCATAATATGCCATTTGTCCGGCTGTAAAATCTCCAGTAATTTGAAATTTATAGATACCGGATGTTATAGCGGTTACTCTCTCGCCTTTTTTTACATTAATTGCACTTACAAGGACAAGGCTTCCTAAAACAAATAGTTCTCCTCCTTTTAAAGTATCCGGTGCAATTATTCCAAAATTATTAGCATCTGAATTATAGTTACGCATTTTATACTTTCCTTTATTAATTAAATATATTTTTTTACACTATCTAAATTAGGTTTTAGCTAATTTAGGATTATGTAAGTAAAATCCTTTAGTATCTATTGCTTTAGAAGCTGCAAACATTTTACAAGTAAATGTAACGGCATTGATTTTTGGATCATCTATTCTTGTTATTTTTGGCTCTTCATAACCTTTTAAATAAGATAAAATTAAACCGTCAATATCTTCCGGACTTGAAATAAAAATAGCCGCATTTTTCCCTAATTCCTCAAGTCTATTTTCAACTATTACTTCAAATCTTCCAGCATAAATATTTAAATCTTGTGATTTTACTGCTGGAATAGAAGCTAAAACTCTTCTTACTATTGGTTCATTTGTTTTAGTTGTATAAACATATTTATACTCTGGAATTTCAATCAAATTATTATCAGCATCTTTTAATCTTGTTAATGCAACTAGAGCTTCTGTAATAACATCATCACTAAATATTTTATCTTTTGTTTCAACCGCAATATTTCCTCTTTTTTCATGAAATATAGGAAGACCATCTGATAAATTAGTATTATTTTTGGTTAAGTTATTATATACGAGTGTTGAAATCTTTTTAGCTGTTGAGTCCGCAAACATTTGAAAGGCTCTTGGTAAAACATTTAAACGGTCGTTTAAAAACATTTCTTCAGAAAATGAAAAACTATTTCCGTGTTTAGATGTCTTATAAGTTTCTGCACTTTCACCAAAAGTAACTTCGTTATATGCTTCTAGTTCTCCAAGATCCGCTAATTCACCAAATGATCCCGTTTGTAATTCAGTTTTGATATTTAGGTCACTTACTTCTACTTTTCTTACAATTTTTTCATAAGTCTTACTAACTATTTTATATCTATCTCTTAAAGTTTTATCTGCAATATTAGATAGAATTAAAGGTAAATCTGTTGATGTAATTGCACGCTGGAATAGGTCAACTGGATTATATAAATCCCCATTTCTAACTAAACGCCTAGCTATTTCTACCATTGATAAATTCAAGAATCGTTTACTATTATCATCAATTTTATCTTTATCGCCTAGCATTCTATATGTAAGTGCGCTTTCAATTCCTGATCTTGTAAACTGGCTTTCATCATGACCTGTTGAAGTAACAGGAGCATGTCGCATTTGTGTATTCTTTTCTTTAAAATCTTTTAAAACAATTTCAGATATTCTAACTTTTGCTTCATCCAAACTTGTAACTGATTTAATTATCTCATTAGCTCTTGTAAAATCTAAAAAAGACTCTGAACAAATACGGTTTATTTCAGAACAATCATTTGCTGATAATTCTTTTTTTATTGCACTTACAGGCTCAGAATTTGCATTTGCACGAACTTGATTTACAGGTTCAGGACTTGCAATTGTCTGTGTAGTTGTTGCTGTTTGGTTATCTGTTAACATTAATAATCTCCTATTTTCAATAATTATTTGAGGGATATAATCATCATCTAAAGCACGCACGCCAGCGTCTGGATCTGCTGGTACAGTTACAAAGGAAAGTTCAAGTGGTAAAATCTTAGTGGCTCTTACGGTTTCGTATTTTTCACCTTCATTTTTATATTTTTTGTAATCTAAAACACGATATCCTATTGACACATTTCGCAAAATGCCATCTAAAATATCTTGATAAATTGGTTCAACATCATCTCTTTTAGAGAATCTTATTTTTGCTTTAAGCTTTCCCTCCTCAACCCATGAATTTTCAATAACTCCAATTTGACTATTTAATTCGTAGTAATGGTCTTTTAGTAATGGTGCACAA